GATGATTTGGTCATTTAACGCAAACGCGATCTCGCGCGACTCGTACATTGAGCTCAGTCGCGCGTATCCATCCATCGCACGCGCGCGCAAGATGGAGATTTGCGCGCGGATGCGCGATGTAGTACCAGAGATGCTGAAACTCGCGGAAAGCTTGCGTGACTATCCCGCGGAAGATAGAGACTTCTACTACGCGTTGCGCGCGAGTTACTCGCACAAAACGTGGGATACGGACCGTTGCGGACGGTGCGGTCATCTGCGCGCGTCCGCAACGGTCGCGCTGATGTGGCCCTGCGAACACATCCTTTGCGCGAACGCATCGTGCGCGATGCAAGGCACCGCGGCAACGTGCGCGGAGTGCGCGACCGAGGAACGTCTCTTTGCGATCTCTGACGAATGGTGCGCTGCTCTTCCTCCGGAAGAGTGCCGCATGATTCGCATTGATCAATCTTTGAGGATTCCTCGCGCGATTGTAGATAGGTGTGGAGAGGCTTTGAGGATTAAAGTGTATGGTTCTTTTTTTCGCGCGCGGAATATATAGCAAAGAATTTACAATGGAACTTCCAGTACCACCATGGGTAATTGTCGCAATCATTGTGATAATCGCGCTCTACATTATTTATCGCAAAAAAGGCGCGGAAACTTTCTTGACTCCCTCGGGTATCGCGCTAAAACAAGCAGATCTGGTTGAGATAGGAATGCGCAGAGGCATGTACGCGTAAATCGCGCGTGCGATCTTTTTTTGAATAGTCGCGCAATTACTAGATAAGAAATGACGACTAATAAGCCTGAATCGTTTTGTCTGTTGCACTTGGCGGACATTCATATTCGCGATGTCGCGCGCGAGCGCTTTCATCTTGCGCTCGCGCGCCTATCCGCGTACATTTGCGCAATTCCAAGCGAGCGCATGGTTATCTCGGTTATTGTTGGTGATATATTCCATTACAAAACGCGCTTGAGCGCGGAGAATATTGCGGATTGCTATAGCCTATTGGATTGCCTCGCGCAAAGATCGCGCGATATTGTGGTTATTCCAGGAAATCATGACGCAAATCTCAACAATGAAGAGCGCATGGACCTTCTATCGCCAATCCTGGATAATTGCCGCGCACTTCCGCACGGATGCGCAATTCACTATTGGTCGCAAAGTGGTTGGCAAGATATTATCCGCGGATGCTTCCAGTTTTACGTCTTCTCACCACTTTCGCGCGCAATCGCGCCAGCAAACGCGCCTGCGTGCGCGAGTGTGCGCATTGCGCTCATACATGACTTTGTTGATGGTCTTAAAATTCAAGGATCCACAACACGCGGCGCAATTAAGCAAGAATGGCTCTCGCAATTCACTTGCGTTATGTGCGGTCATTCGCACGATTACCAATCATTCAAGCTCGCATCTGGTGCCGAACTTGTTTATAGCGGCGCGCTTACGCAATTAACAATTGGCGAATCATTTGATAAAGGATTTGTCGTTTGGGATTTCGCGCCCGGTCGCACAATATCGCACCAATTTGTGTATCTGGATATTCCTGGAGCGCTCGTCAAATATGTTGTTGCTGCGCATTCAGGAGCATCAATTCGTGCGACTTGCAATCGCGCCGTGCGACGCGAGATACCGTGCGCGGCTGCGCGCGTAGTTATTGAAATTCGCACTGGCGTTCCATCTGATTGCGCGGAAGTGCGCGCGCTAGTAAATGGTGTGCGCAAGATTGCGCCGCGCGCGCCAATTGAATTTGTAACGATTGTAGACGATGTTGCGGGTGCAATCGCGCAAAGTATGTCAACTAATTCATCCGCGCGCGCGCAAAAAGATCTTATTGAGACGAAGTTGCGCGCATCAAATCCGCAAATTGATGCACCAACCGTGCGCGCGGTTCTTGCAATGCACGCAGAAACAACGCGCGCGGCCCTCGGTGCGACGACAGGAGCCGCGACCAACGGAAGCGCGACGTCGGGCGCGACGAAATGGTCATTGATGCTCCTAGAATGGGATGATCTATTTTGTTACACGCGCGATAATTATATCAATTTCGCGAACGTTGGTGGGCTTGCGGGTCTTATCGCGCCAAATAGATGCGGAAAGTCATCTATTATTGATATTCTTGCACTTGCACTCTTCAATCGCACCTTGCGCGGATCTGCGATTTCCATAATTCGCAAAGGTCAACGAGAGGGATCATTGCGGTGCATTTGGGAATCAATAGGCGAAGATAATAAGCCCACACGTCACGAGGTCGCGCGCAAATGGGATCTCAAAGGTCATACAACTATCCAATACTTTGTTGATAGTCGCAATTGCACAAGTGAAGATCTCAAAACGACATACGCGGTAATTGAGAAATCGGTTGGCACGCTAGATGATTTCTTATCAACCGTGCTTATTCCGCAACACACTGCGACATCTTTTCTTGAAGCAACTGATCAGCAAAGGCGCGCAATGATCGCGCGAGTGCTTGGCCTCGATCTACTTGATGATGCGCTTTCGCGCGTTAAAGATCGCGAGCGCGAACATCAGGCCGCAATTAAAACGCTATCCGCACTTATTGAATCCGCGATAGGGCGTATTGCGGCACATTCGGGCACAGTGCGCGCGAATTTACTTGCGGAGAATGCGAACGCGGTTGAAGCAGATTACCAAGCACAAATCAAAAAGGCGCGCGACTATGTGAATGGAATCAAAGAGAAGCTGGATGCACTCGAAGCGCAGCCTGCGGTCGCGAAACCCGCGCGTACGTGCGCAGATATTGATCGCGAAATTCGCGCATCAAGTGCGCGTCTCGCGCGATTAGATTGCGAATTTGCGGAGACTGATGCGCGATTGGCTGCGACTCGCGCAAAGCTCGCGCTGTTACTTGCAGATGCGCCCTACGCGAAGAATTTGACGATGGACTCGCTTGATGCAGATCGCGCAAAAATCGCGCAACTCAGCTCGCGCGTTGATCAACAAATGTTGTTATTAGGGCGCGCGAAAGGTATACGTTTGGAAGACGTACCCGCGCGATTCGCTGCGGAAACGAGTGTGCTTTCCGTGCTTCTGGAGATACGCGAAATCATAACGGAACTCGCAACGATGCCCGCAGCGATCGCAACAACGATAGCGCGCGCGGATGACCCTCATACATTAGACGAAGCTCGCGCGCGGAAGAGTGCGCTCGCGCCAATTAATGGGGCATTACCGCGCGAATGTACATGCGAAAGCGCGACGCCAGAAAACGCGCAAGATCGAATTGCGCATCTTGAAGCTTTACAACGCGAACTATTTGCGCCTGGTGTTGCGATTCCGCGCGAAATACCAGTTGGTGATACTGAGTGCATAGCGCGAATTCGCGCGCATCTCAGCGCGATTGAGCGCGAGCCAGCGCACGCTCCACGCTATGAGCTTGCATATTGCGCAATACAAATGGTGCGTGGGGGAACGAGAGCGCGCGACGATGTTAGCGCGCGATACGAGCGCGCGCGACAATGTTGCGCTAATCATGACGCGATTCGCGCGAATAATGAAGCGCGCGAGTCTCGCACGCATCTTGAGGCGATATGTACACAAATGCTAACAGCGCGTCTGCACGCGGCTGTAACGGCAAGTGGCATAAGTAAACTCGCGAAGGTTAGTGTACCGAGCGCAAAGATGATAGGAGATCTCATATTCGCGCAAGAGCGCGCGCTCGCACTTCTCGGCGAGCTTCGCGATAATATCGCGCGTATTCGCGAGGCGCAGACAATAGACGCGCAAATTACTGAACTTCGCGGGCGCGTTGACGCGTGTTTCGCAATTCAACGTGTGACTCTTGCGATTGATAGTGATACTGTGGCACTTGCAACAATTAAAGAGAATGTCGCGAGCGCGCGCGCATCACAAGAAGCATTACGAGCGCAACTTGAGCCTGCGAAATGCGCACAAGATGATTATGATGCGTTTCTCGCGCGCAAAACAGAGATTAAGAGCGCGCGCGATCTGCATGCGCGCAGTCAAGCTGCGTATCTATCGCTAATCGCAGAAATGAATGAATATGCGCGCGTGCGCGATGACCTTGCGGACGCAAATGCGCGCATTGCGAAGGAACATTCCGCAAATCACATTTGCCAGTTGTATCGCGCGACATTGGACACGAAAACGGGAATCCAGTATAGTTTGATGACAAATGCGATCCATTTGATTGAGGAGGAGGCGAATCGCATTCTCTCACCGATTGCCGGGCTCTCTTTGAGTATATCGCTCGGTGCTGCGCGCGCGGCGATGCGCGCAGATACTCTTGAAAATGTCGCATGTGGCGCGCATGTCCCATCGAACATCGCAAAGAGTAGTGGCTCAAAAACAATGTCCATTACCGTGCGGAATAGCGCGAGTGGAATGGAACATGCTGCTGAGCTGTGTAGCGGGTTTCAGCGCTTTATTCTCAATATTGCGCTACGTCGCGCGTTCTTGCGCGCGGCTGTGCGCCCTGTTCCGCGCTTTATGATAATTGACGAAGGATTTGGGTGCCTTGACGACGCGAATATGATTCGCCTTTGCGAATACTTACCTGAGCTCGCACGCGAATTGCGATTTATGTTGATTGTGTCGCACATTGATTCACTTAACACAATGATAACGACGCCACTTGTCATTGATGTGAATGCGGGCGCGAATGGCGTATCCGCGATCCATTTTGGAAAGAAAGTTGTCCACGCGGTCGCAACGCCATCGCCGGGAGTAGTAGCATCACAACGCGTCGTTGCGCGCCGCACAAAGAAGAGTGAGCGCGAGCGTGTGGTTATTGATCCCGCAATTGTTGATAAGCGCGCGGATGGCACGCTATTTTGCAAGATTTGTGGCTCAGATTTCGCGGATTGGATAAGGCACGCGCGCACAAAAAAACACACGAAGCGCGTTGCGACGCAAGTTGCGGAACGCGGTAAGTGAGTGCGCGCGAATGTAGCGCGAATCAGATGTACACAAAGTTTATCATTGCGCCTTCGCCAAGTGTAATATAGGTTCCATTTTGTGGCTCAATATATACAATTTCGCCCACTGGACTAATCCAAAAGTTAAATGCGTGTTCTTCGCCATCTGCCGCGAGTTTCCCCTGGCACATACCAATAGGAGCGCCACCAATACATTGCGCGCGCGAACACGCAACGATTCGCGCGCCTGCGGGCGCAGGAATGGCCGGTGGGAGTGTTTGTTTAACACTTTCAGTTTCTTCAAGTTGTACGCGCACGCGCGCATGCCATTTGCGCGCGATTGCGCAAAATGCGACAGATGAATCGTCGCAATCATATTGTTCCGCGCAATAGTCCGGCGAATTTTGCAAGAGCGCATAATCCATGAATTTCAGGAAAACCTCGCTCGGATAAGTTGTAACAAATGAATCACAAATTTTAATTATGGAATCAGGTGACAATGGCATTTGGTGAATTGCGACCAGCAAGTTGTCATATGAAATTGATGTAACTTGCGCGGGCTGTAGCTGGATTACTTTGCGACAAAAGCATCCTACCGCGCCTTCCGTGAGTTGCGTGAGCATTTGAACGGCGGATTTGATAAGTTTGTTCGCATCTTTTTCTATTTCAGATGCCGGCCGAATCTTCTTTTTTTGCTCCATGATATATTAGATGAACAAAAAAACTCGCGCGATTTCTTCACACTTTAGTGTACATCTCTAAGCGGTATACACTAGTAGATTTACGCGCTATCTTGAATGTGATCATGTAGGTAGTTGGCGCGACGTACGACGTTGGGTGCCAAAGTTGCATTGCGTTCACCAAAATTTGTGTAACACCGTCGCGTACCGTTATGTCCGTAATGAGATCTTGGTTTGCCACTTCGCACAATTTAGCTCGAACAGCAGCAATCGCAATTTCCAGTTGTTGGGCTTGTTTCTCGCCAAGAATAAACGTGAAGAGAGCATAGTGCGGGGGCAAAGTCGAATCAGTTGATTGTGGCATTGCGAATTTACCAATGATATCAATGCTCATGCGCGCATTTAATCCTGCGTACTTGAGCTCGCGCGTATCATCAACATCAATTGCAAATTGCGCATTATCAATATGCGACCAATCGTCCGCGTTCATGTTCGCGACTGCGTATCCGCGAATTGCGTGTTGTAGAAGCATTTGATCACTTATCGGCTTGTCAATTGCAACTATTGGCACGTCATCAAGATTCTCAGCAATAGCAATGCGCGCCTGAATTTCATAGAGTGGCATGCCGAGATTAATGTTCACGTTCAAGTATCGTTCTTGGATAAACTTGTGTATCTTTTCGCGCCGTACTCGAGCAATACCTTGCGCCGTAGAGCGCAAATCGAATCCGTTGCGCACAAGTTTGATAATGCGTTTTTCATCCTTTCCAGTTGATCGTCTTTGCGTACACGAGCGCGTTACGTATGCGCGAATGCACGGCGCGTTAGCGAATACGGTTTCGCGCGACCAATACACCATAACATTCGCGAAATCAAATTCGGAAATGACCTTGCATGGCGTGTCAGCCGTACTGGATATAATTTGCACTTTGATTGCGTCAGTGCGATAAATTGTTGCAACACTACCCTTAACCACTATGAACGTTTCTCCTGGTACAAAGAGCTTGGCAATGATCGCATCTATTGTATCTTTTTGGTTATGACCATATACGAAGATATCAACATCAGAATATTGTAGATCATCACTGCGGTAACTAGGATCAATGAGTTTGGATATGAATCCACCAGACACGCAATAGTTGCCGTGAGAAGCTTCAAGCGCAGTCATACTCATCTCTGCTTCATTTCGCGCGCCTTCGTGCGAAATGACACCTGCATTGTGAATAATCGCGCGCAGACGTTCATCTGGCGCGCCAGTCGATCTCACGCGTAGTGCATCATCAAGACGCTTCATGAACGTTTCGCGCGAAACAAGTGCTTGCGTGCCATTCTCCGGCTTTTCCACGCATGGAATGTGCATTTCGCGCATTTGCGTTGCGATTTGTATCGCGGACGCATTCAAGTGTATCCGCGGGTCATCGCGCGCAACTGTTATGGGCGCGGTATCGGCCGCGAATATATCAACATAGAACATTGTTGGTTCGCATTTGATCATAATGTGCTCTGAGGGACACGAATGTACCAAAAGCGTGTTTGCGTCAATAGAATCGCATTGAACATACGGAGCGAGTGGCCCAGCGAATGTATCCGCGTATTTACGCTGAATTGTGAACAAATATGGATTCACAGTCGCGTAAATTGCTACGCGACCACCATACCGTTTTTCAATGAGCGCCGAGGAGAGTTCTGCAGGCTCAAAACGACGCTCGAAAATCGCGCGCACGTAGTCTGGTATTTCACTCTTATCGTGCGCGAAATCATCATACGCATTGTCCATATCCGCGATCGTCCATTGCTTCATTTGCTGCGACTTGGATGGGGTTTGCATGTTTCTCAATGAAAAAAAGTGCACTATTCAATTTTTATGCGCGACGATAGGCGACCTATGGGAGCGCGAGACCGGGAGTCGCAACGATAGAGACAAGCGAAAGACCCTTCCTTCGTGTAATCGCGTCAAAGAGACGCGCAGTAAGGGGCGCGCGCTCGCGAAATATAGACGCGAATATGAGATGCGCGTTCTCTGCCTCGCGCACTTTTCGCACGCTCGCGCGCGCTGCGCGCAAAGCTGATTGCAATATCTGGTGCATATCTGCGCCATCAAAGTCAATATTCGCGAGATCAAGATCAATTTGCGCGCGCAAAATAGCCTCAAGAGAAGCGCGCAAATGCCGCGAATATTCGCATGAATCCATTTCGCGCGCGAAATCGCAGCATTTGTATGGATCATTGGCGAGCGCGAAATACTCTTCGACTGTTACCCACAACTGCTCCATCATAAAGTTGAATACGTATATATACAACATTCATCTTTCATATGGCCGCGCCATCAGAACTAACAGACACTGAATTGACGAAAGCGGACATCCTGACGTTCTTCGAAGGCATTGTTCGCGCGCGCGGAGCCGCAGGGCATCATTTGGACTCTATGGATGTCTTTTATGCCGGTGGGATTGATTCTATTATTAAGCGCGGATTTGCGATCGTTGGTAATACCAAGAACAAAAGGACTGGCACCGCGGGCAGTGAAGCGAATATAACTGACATCCAATATCATTTGGAGTTCCGTCATACAAGTTTGCAAATGCCTGTTATGCAAGAATCTTCACTTGATTTTCTTCCGCCACAAGAGCGCGCGACAAGCCGCGAAACTGCGAGCGCGGGCGCATCGTCAATTGGCGCACTCTATCCCGTGCACGCGCGCAAACTGATGCGCACGTATTCCGCGCAAATAAGAATTGACGCAGAGGTGAGCGCAACCGCGTTCCATGAGCATGGTGCGCCAGAAACGCGCACTGCAACTATTGTTGGATGCCGCATAGGAGGTATTCCGGTCATGGTTGGCTCTAATTTGTGTAATTTGCGCGGAATGTCGCGACAGCAGCTTATCATGCACAAGGAAGATCCAAATGATGAAGGCGGATACTTTATCATTCGCGGCGGCGAACATGTCGTGGATTGCATTGAGAACACTACTACGAACGATATGCGCATTACAATTGAACCGCACAAAAAGGAAACCGCGCGAGTGCAAATTTGGTCGAAATTTGGCGATGGCTTTGAGAATTCCTATCAGTTCATCATTCGCCATTTATCAAATGGCGAAATCACAATAGAAATACAGCTATTCGCGCTACATGATATCCAAATACCATTCTACATCTTCTTTCGCATGCTTGCGGACATTGACGATGCGACAATCGCGGAATATATCATTGGCGACGTTACTGGTCACGATGCGCTCACAATCGCGATGGTCGCGCTCCTTAATAGCGCGTTTACCGCGCCAATTGATCGCCAATACGCGCCTTTGCGCAATGAAATGTCGCACATTGAAGTTACGCGGCGCGTTGGCGAGCGCTTGCTCGAAATCTCGCAAAATGCACTCGCGCAACGCGACGAAAATGTTATTCGCACGGCATATGATAAAATGATGCAGCAAATTGATGATCATGTGTTGCCGCACTTGGGTAAATTCCCAACAGATCGCGTGAAAAAGTTGCGCTACGTTGGATACGGGATCTACAAGATGTTTCTTACCATTCTTGGCGTGCTTGAACCATTAGATCGCGATTCTTTGCGCACTAAGCGCATTCATGCCGCGGGTATCGCAGTATCAAAGGCATTCAAAACAATGTTCAGTCGCACGATTACTACGCCAATTCGCAGACAATTGAATAAAGCATTCGAAAGCTCACCCTTTGGACAAGTAAATTTGCAAGGCGCAGTAATTTCCGCAATTAAGCCTAACGATTTGGAAAATGCGATGATGAAGGCAATGACCGTTGGTAATACTGAAATCCAAGTGGGACGTCAGCTTGCGAAAAACCGCGTTTCATCTCAAGTGCGCTACCTTAAGAATGACCTAAATGGGCGCTCGATCGTTAATAACATTGCGGTTTCGAATGTTATTTCGAACAAGCAAAATGAGCGCGCGGACCAGATTCGCCGCGTGCATCCAACGTATGTTGGATACATTGATATTTCGCAAAGTGCAGATACTGGCGACAAAGTGGGAATGAATAAGCAAATGGCAGTGAGTGCGATTATTTCACTTGCGACATCGAGCGCGAATCTGAAACAAGCAATTCTTCAAGAAGAAGGCGAGAACTTCATTCGCCTTGATAATCCGCGATCTAGCGCGACAAACATTAAACGCGAACATCTGTCATCAGTTTTTGTTAATGGCGACTGGCTAGGGTGTGTTGAGCGCGATTGGGAGTTTGTCGCGCGATGGCGCGCGCATCGGCGCACGGGTGGATCTGGTGATGCGCCGCCAATGCACCGTCATACGTCCATATTTTGGGATCCAGGATGTCGCGAAGTGCGCATTTGGACTGATTACGGGCGAATGATGCGTCCGCTTATTATTGTGTATAATAATCTCGCGGAATACAACGCGCGCTGCGAGACAGCGCGGAAATCGCGCGTAGCGCCGCCAGATCGCGACGAATTCGTGCAATGGACGCGAATGAGCGCGGATGTCATTGCGCGTTTTGCGCGCGGTGAAATGGGAATGCAAGAGCTGCAAGATGAGGGCATTATTGAGTATATTTCCGCGGATGAAGCGGAAAACACATTAATCGCGCCAAGTTTGTATGAGTTGCGCGATAAGCGCCATGACTTATGCACGCGATACACGCATTGCGATATTGAACAAGCTATTCATGGAATTGTGACCCTTGCGTCGCCGCTAACGAATCACTCATATGGCGTTCGCACAACATATTATTGCAATCAGCGCAAACAATCTTGTACTTGGTATTCGCTTGCATATCCGTTTAGGTGCGATAAAAAAACCATGATGCAATACTATTGCGAAAAACCTCTCGTTTCATGCTTTACGGATAATTTCGTCAATCCAAATGGGCATAATTGTCTCGTCGCAATTATGGTACACACGGGATACAACCAAGAGGATTCTATGTTCATAAACGCGGGATCCGTGCAGCGCGGAATGTTTAATGGCGCGTTCTTTGATTACGAGACCGCGATGTGCGAACATGGCGAAGTCTTCATGATGCCAGAGAATCGCACGGTGATCGATCGGCGCAGCAATACGATCACAGATTTCCTTGATCAAGGAGTCGCGCGCGTTGGCACCATTGTAAAGCGCGATTATGTGTTGATACATAAAGTCGCATCAACTATGGCAGAAACAGGCACGGGTAAACACGGAGCAGATGAACAACATTTCGTTGATAAATCCATTGTCTACACAAGTCGCACACCCGCGTACGTAATGGGCGTAACGCGCGGAGAAGATGAGCATAAGATGCCATTTATTCGCGTCAAATATCGCCAAGTGAAGAACATTATTCGCGGAGATAAATGCTCGTCGCGCACTGGAAACAAAGGCATTGTTTCGCGCATTGTGCCCGATTGCGACATGCCGTTCACTGAGGATGGGTTGCGCCCGGATATTGTTATCAATCCGCAATCTATTCCCACAAGGCGCGCGCTTAATCAAATTATTGAGTCCGTACTTGGTCAATATGGCGCGACTTTTGGATGTCACGTGGATGCGACTTCTCTGTTACCAATTGATGTGGATGCGGCAATTAGCGCACTGGAAGAGCGCGGATTCAAGCATGTTGGATATCGGCGCATGTACAATGGAACTAGTGGTGATTGGCTTGACTTACCAATTTGTATTGGGCCAACAACATATCAGCGTCTGGAGAAATTCGTTGATAATGAGTGTCGCGCGGTTCGCCATGGATCCGTTGATGTTGTTACACATCAGCCAATGCGCAGTGGCGTTGAGAAAGGCGCACTACGTATTGGAGAAATGGAAGAATGGTCAATGGTTGGACACGGATCAATGCGCTCACTTGCGGAAAAGATCCTTACGGATTCAGATGGAACTACAATATACGTATGCAGGCGCTGTGGTAACATTGCAGTGTTTAACGCGCGCGTTGGTCTCTACAATTGCCAACTATGTGGCCAATTCGCGCAAATCGTCGCAGTACCATCATCATGGGCATCTAATGTAATGCGCGAAGAAGTGCGCACACTCGGGGTCAAGATGCAGTTTGAAGTGGAGCCGCACAAGTATTTCGCGCGCGAAGATGCGCAGTAAAGCTAATATATGCGCGCGAAGACGCGCGATTTTTTTGGCGCGCGCAGTATACGCGCGCATGGAAACGTGGACTATTATTACTTTGATCGCGATTATCATTATTATTGTGATTCTTGTGATAGTCGCAATTTATCTGTACTCGCGGCGGATTAGAACTACCGCGCTTTCAAGCGTCTTGTATGGATCTCTTATTTCTGTTGGCATATCAGGATTGAGTACGGATGGAAAAGAAGCTACTGATGCGGCTATGCAACAATTCGCATCCGAAACAAATACCGTCGCAATACCCGTTACACTCGTGGGACCCGATATAGAGCACGATAATACGACCAGTGGATACTTAACTATGGCTGTGCAACGAACGCCGCCGATGGATAAACCGAATGGATATGATTTTGCGCCCGGCGCGGATACATTTGGTTATAATATTGCGAGACGCACTGATCTCGCGGGTAAACTTGCAGATATTGGAGCTGAATGTTCGAAACTTGATTCATGTGTTGCATTTAATCATCTGGGCGAATTAAAGAGTGTGGCATACACCGATGGGTTGCAGGATCACCCAATAGAATGGCCACTCAATTCTACGAATGGATTATATGTTCGCAAGTATAACACGCGAGTAGGAAGCACGTCACAAGTATCACCCACGTATGCCTTCCAGCCGAACTTGGATATGATTGGATATGATTATACTTCGCGCGCGGATCTCGCGAACAATCCGACTGCGCTAATGGCTGCGTGTGATGCAGATGCGAAATGCATGGGTGTAAACACCGATGGCGCGTTACGGCGCATCTTATATGATTTCAAGTACATGCCAAAGTGGAAATTCGGGCAATCTGGCGCGGGTATTTATACTAAAACGAGTGCAATCATTAGGAAACCGGCGGTGTTACTCTTTACGAATGATTCCGGGATAATAGATGAATCAACAGTCGCTTTGCGCTCTGGAACTGCAACAATCGGGCCAGATGCAAAGTACATTCAAATACCGCGCTATATGGGCGTCTATCTTATGAAGAATGAGAATGGTAGGCAAACAGCTGCGCCATTCTATGGCTTTATGCGCGGTAAGCTAGTTGGATGGGTTGGAGCGTCAATTACTGTGCACTTTTTACACAAGTGAGACTTGATGCGCGCGACATTTGCGATATTCTTTTTTTGTGCGCGGAAATATATACTCGGAATAATGAAAGCTTGGCCTCTTATTTTAGCAGGGATCATTGTGATCATCATCATCATTGTAGTGGTTATTTATCTCTACTACAGCAGCATACCCGCAGTTACAAGTGTTGCGGATGGAACTGCAGCATCCGTTGGAGCCACGCCCGCAGTCGCAAATGGCGCACCCGCGACAACTGATACTTTGCAATCTGTCGCAGACGCAACTGGAACAGTTCCAGTCGTTGTGACAGCAGCGGGCCCAGTTGATAGTACCGCCGAAAGTGATTTCAGAACAGCAATTAGCCCCAAAGTCGCGGGAACATCAGGTAATCTCGCGAATTACATGTTTACGCAAGGTGCGGACGTTGAAAATTATGATATCGCAAGGCGCGCGGATCTCGCAGGAAAACCCGCAGAGCTCGCGGATGCGTGCACAGCGCAAGCTGGGTGCGTAGCATTTAACCACGAGGGATATTTGAAAAATCGCGCATTCGCGACATCAGATTTGCGCCGCTACAACCTTACGTGGGCCGCACAACCAACATATGGTGTTTATATTTCAAACTCTGCGCAAGTTAAAGATGCTGCGGTCGCAACAACGCCATCTGCGACACCATCGTACACATTTATACAAGGACTTGATATGTATGGATTTGATTTGAATCGCGTATCTCCCACTGATCCCGCGTCACTCGCAGCGAAGTGCGATGCTGATCCAAAATGCGTTGGATTCAATAGCGATGGATACTTGAAAACCGCAACGTTTGATCCGCTTTATTTGATGCAATGGAGCGTAGATAACGCATCCAAGGGATTCTATTACAAGCCAAGCAAAGTTATTGCGCCAGTTGTGATCATCTTTACGAATACTTCTGGATCCGCTGATGACACGTCAGTGACACTCGGCGTCGGAAGCGCAGTTCTCAGTAGCACCGCGAAATACATACAAATTCCGCGGAATGTTGGTGTTAAGCTTACGAAGGCTGATGGGTCCACCATTAATGTCGTCGGATTTATGCGCGCCAATATTGAAGCGTGGGCTGGCGCAACGATTGTTATTTACGCACTCAAGTGAAAGATTGATCGCGCGAAATAATCTTTTTTTGCGCGCGCAAAAACTGAATTCGCGCGCGCACATATACCCCCCCCCCCGCGCATGCTTTCGCACGATCATCTACTCTTTGATAGAATTGACCGCTCTCTTGGCACATTCGCGCTCTTTGGAGATCTTGCGGGTCTAAGCCGCGAAAAAATCGCGCAAATGTTCGCGTCGCACAATTTTCGCGAAGTCGCGCGCGATAGTTTATCCGCGAAAGCAGTGTGGGTTTCCGTAGATGAATGGAATTGCGCGCGATATGATAAAAGCTCATTTAGTTTGCGATGTCGCGCCAAGAATGTGCTTGATTATGATTCTTGTACGATTATATCCAACAAAATGTACTTGCACGCATCTGTAGCGCGCCATATGCCATCCGTATACGCATACCATTTCGCGCGCACCTGGCCACTCGCAGAGTTAAAATATCCGCAAGATCATGATTTCGCGGTTATTATTCGCGTTGCCCACACTGGCTATCCCAGGGATCATGAAGTGCGCATTGCCGCGAACGCGCGCGATTTCGCGCGCCTTGTCGCACATTATCGCGCGAAATATCTCATTGATCACACAATTGTGTCCGAATACTTCACAGATCCGTATTTGTTTATTCCTGCGGGTACTACCGATTTGTCGCGCGGATTGAAGTTTCATTTGCGCATGTACTTTCTCGCGCGCGCGAATGGCCATGGGATCTTCTGCGATCTATTCGGCTTGGACAAGGAGTCGCAGAACAAATCAGTGTTGCCGCGCGCGAAAATACTAACTGCGAAATTGCCGTATCGGCGCGAAGATTACGACAATCCGCTCATTCACGACACGTGCGCGTGCTCCACCGCATTGTTCTTCCCAACACACGCAGATCGCATCAAAAACGCAGATGGACGCGCGCTTGATCTTCCTAGTGTTGCCGCGCAATTGCGCACTATTAATGCGGCTTTGCGCTCCTTATTGCGCTTCTCTGATCCACAGCACATGAATGGCCCGCCCGCGCGCCCTTACGCAGAATCAGATCACGCGTTTGAGGTATTTGCGCTGGATATAATGATTGTTCGCAGATACATTTCTGGAATGCTAGTAGATCCTTGTGTAGTGTTACTTGAAGTCAATGATC